TTTGTGCAATGCCCCAAATGTGGCAAGGAGCAGGTCTTGAAGTATCCCGACTCCATCAGGATTGGGGAGCGTACCTACTACCAGTGCGTGTTCTGCGGGGCGGAGCTTTCCGATGGGGTGAGGAAGCAGGGTAAGTGGAAGCCCACCAACAAGGGTGCGAGGATTAGCGGGTACCATATCTCTCAGCTAATGGCTCCGTGGATTAGCGCCGAGGAGATAGTCGAAAAGAAAGAAAACGAGCGGTGGCTACAGACTTTCTACAACTTCGTTCTGGGACTACCTTATGCTGGTGAGAACGTCCCGATTAAGAGGACAGACCTACTAGAGTGCGTTCAGAATAAGTATGACCTCGAACAGTACGGGCGTGGTACTTATATGGGCGTTGACCAAGGGGATGAGCTTCACGTGGTTATTTTCCAACGGGGGGAAGCTAACAGGATAGTTTGGTGTGGGGTCTTGGATTCATTTGACGAACTCCCGAACCTGATGGACAACTACCAAGTGGTGTCTTGCGTGATTGACGCAATGCCGAATAAGCATTCGGCCAGACGGTTCGCCTACCAGTATCCGGGGAGGGTGTGGTTGTGCTATTACTCAGACACACAAAAGGAGCCAGTGAAATGGACAGAGGATGATGAAAAGAAGGAGTGGAGAGTTGTGGCCCAGCGAACGGAATCATTGGACGCTTGGGGAGAATCGGTGACAAGCCACAGTGTTATACTACCTAAAGTCACCCAGATAATAGATGTGTTTATACGGCACTCTTGTAACTTGGCAAGAGATAGGGTAGAGAAGCCAGACGGTACGATAATTTGGAAATATTTGGCAGTTGGGCCTGACCACTTTGCACACGCTGCCAATTATGGTATGATTGCCTTGAGTCGAGCACCAGTTGGCTCTTTGGCTGAAACTTCCAAAAGGTCTAGGAAGAAGGATAGACCTATGACCGCCGGTTTAATGGATAAAGAATTTTAATGCCAAAGCTAACTGAGAGAATCAGACAAGTATTTTCGACAAAGGCCGCCGGACGAACCGAGTTGGGCGCATCGGGAACTACTATATTTAGTGGTATTATAGATACCGAGGAGTATGTTTCCGACCTCAAAGGCGACCAGCTAATTGACACCGTAAATAAAATGCGGTGGTCAGACGCCACGGTCAAGGCCGCCCTCCTAGCAGTTACCCTTCCAATTCTATCCGCAGACTGGGATATAGAACCCGCCTCAGAAGACTCTCAAGACATTGAAATTGCTGACGTAGTAAAACAGAACCTATTTGAAGACTTAGTTTGGGAAGACCTTTTGAGGGAAATACTTCTTTATCTACCGTTTGGATTCTATGCGTTTGAGAAGGTTTTCAAGCTGGTGGACGGGGTTTTCCTGTGGAAGAAGTGGGCGCCAAGGCTCCCCAAGACAATATATGAATGGAATATGGAGAAGGGAGAGCTAGTCTCGGTAGTGCAGAGGGTTTATAAAGAAGGCAGCTACGAGACAATAACAATCCCAGCAGAGAAGCTGTTAATCTTTACCAACGAGAAAGAGGGCGACAACTTCCGTGGAACCTCCCTCCTCCGTCAGGCCTACAAGCACTGGTGGTACAGAAAGAACTACTACGCTATTGACGCCATCGCTACTGAGAGGCACGGGGTAGGAATACCTGTAATAACCTTACCTCCGGGGTACAGTCCGCAGGACAAAGAAGAAGCGGATGAATTGGGCTCGAACCTTCGGGCTAACCAGCAATCCCACATTACTAGGCCGTCCCCGCAATGGGAGATAGAGATGCTGGATATGAAGACCAGCACCCTCAAAGACCCCCAGAAGATGCTAGAACACCATACCAGAGAGATTCTGAAGTCGGTATTAGCTCAATTCATCGAGTTAGGACAGCAAACCGGCTCTTGGGCTTTGAATGAGGGCCAGATGGCGTTCTTTGTGGACGGGGTGGATGCGGCGGCTTGCTATACGGAGAATGTTATAAACAAATACGCTATCCAGCAGATGGTGGACTTGAACTGGACGGTGGATGAGTACCCCAAACTAACTCACGGGGACTTGGGTGTGATTGACGTAGAGAAGCTGTCGAATGCCCTACAATCACTTTCAATGGTAGGAATGGTCACGCCTGACCCAGAAATGGAAAGGTACCTGAGGAACATTCTAAAGCTCCCAGAACCCCCAGAGGAGTTTGGAACCTCGACACCAGCATCAAAGACGGAGGAGTTGGAAACAGAGGAGGAGAAGGTGGAGACGGAGGAGAAAGCGAAGACGGAGGAAAAGGTGAAGACGGAAAAGAAGATGAGCGAGCGATGGCATCGCCAGTTAACGAAAGCAGAGGGTGCGGTGAGGTTTGATGAGATTAAGCGGGTAATGGATTCAGAGGAGAAGGTACTATTTAACGAACTATCAAAGATTCTAATCCGTGAGCGGGCGTACCTGATGCCGAAGTTTGAACGGGCCGTTCAGAATAACGATTTAGCGGCTTTGCAAAACATAGCCGGAAGGTTTAAAGGTGAGTACGAGAGGGTATTTAGGAACGGAAGTAAGAAGCTGTTCGAGTATGGGAAGAACAAAGCAGCATTTGAAATCAAGAAACCCGCACCCTCAACTACTGGAGAGAAGACGGGCGAGATTTTCGACCAAGCCCATTACTATGCGGAGCGCCACTACAAGGACTTAGTTGATAATCTAAAGTCGGCGGCCTCGATGGGGGTGCTTGATAAAACCGTCTCCACATCGGATACCATAAAGAGTGTTAAAGATACTTATAAGAAGTTCATTAACCGCAACTGCGCTATTACTGCTAACCTGTCGGTGGCGGAGGGCTTTAACGAGGGCAGGAAGTATTCGTTTGACACCTACTCGGAGGATGTTTACGGCTACCAATGGAGTGCTATATTAGACGGGGCGACTTGCTTCCCTGCTGGCACGAAAGTAATTACCGACAAGGGGGAGAGATATATACAGACTATAAAGGCGGGTGACAAGGTATTAACACGGGGCGGGTTCAAGCAAGTCACTGATAATGGGGTGCGAGATTACGAGGGGCGAGTAGTTAAGGTATCATCCACTAAAGGGCATTTTGTTTGTACCGAAGACCATCCTGTGTTTGTAAACGGGGGGTTTGAGGAAGCCAAGTATCTAACCGTTGGCGACACACTCACTTATTCTCGTAATAATGTATTCTTCAAGGTCGCTGATAGAGTTTATGGTTTCCTCGGGAAATCTCAGTACTTTGAACCCGTGTTTGGTAAGGTACTTAGTTTTCTTAATATCCTTAGATTTATCTCGGTGCCAGTAACTGCCATCAACTTCTACACAAATTCGGAACTTGGGGATGTAGAAATCGATAGAGTACCTACCAATACGGGCTTCTTGTGTGAAACTGTAAGAGATATTTTCAAGGGCGCCTCTAAACTTCTTTTCAAGCCCGCTTTCGCCGTGAAATCGGCGGTAGCACGCAATATTACAGAAGACTTGGTTAGTAGACGGAATCTTTCTAAAAGGTTTTCCGCACGATTTACATTTAATAATGACAGGCGGGCGACGACACTCTTCGGAGCAATAGCTCCTATTCTGGCCTTTGGGATGATTAAAAGTCTTGCCACATCGTTTACAAATGCTGTAGGTAGCGTGCTTGCGTTTACACTCCAGCGAGCAGAAATTATATCTACTAGCATTGGAGCGTGGTACGGAGAATTCTTTGCTACACCCAATACAGACTTTAATTACTCTTTTACCCGTATCTCTACAAGCAAGGGAGCAGAACAAATCACGACCAGATTTAATAGCGTTGGCGGGGCGATAGAATACTCTACCGCAGCTGGGACAAATGACATTTTCCCCCGTCTTCGTGGATTTATGGTAGCACTCTCTGGAACAGAACCTAGGGTTTCTGCTCTTGTAGGGGGATTGAAAAGATTTGCCGCAAACTTGGCAAGCGTAGGTCATCAACCTAATTATAACATAAATATCAAGAACAACCGACCATTAAAAGTTTACAACCTACAGGTGGCTGACACCGCCGAATACTTTGCTAATAGGGCTTTGGTTCATAACTGCAACTACTGCCGCTCGATGGACGGGAAGGTTATCGGCGGGACAGATAAGAAGTTTAGTAGCTACCAGCCTGGGCGGGTACATTTTAATTGTAGGTGTATTTGGGTTGCTATTCTGAAAGGCGAGGAAAACCCTCCGGCCTTTACAGGTATCCCAAACCAGCTAAGACCCCAGACCGAGGTTCCGCCTTGGGGGTTCAAGGACTTGCACGCACCGCTTCCGGGGAGCACTCACTTGGAGATTGAGGATAGGCTAACTACACCGGCGATGCAGCGGCAAGAGGAGGTACTTTACGGTAAGAAGACGTACCGAGAGGGGGCTGATAAGAATGACTGAAGCGATGATAGGAGGTGAGTTGGTTCAGTACGGATTTGCAGGATTTGCTTTTCTCTTAGCAGGTATTATACTTCTATTAATCAAAGAGTGGCGGAAAGATGCTCGTGAGGCTAGAAACGATGTTATGTCGTTTGGTAACAAAGCCTTGGAAGTTATTACTAAGAATACTGCGGCGTTCGTAGGACACCGAGAATCTCTTAATGGATTGAAGGAAGCTACTAAGGAAAATACGACAGTTTTAAGGAGTATAAATAACGGAAAAGGGAGGTGATAAAATGCCAGCTAATTTTGATAGGTGCGTAGAACGGGGCGGAAGGGTGCGTAGGGTGTCGGGTCCGAACAAAGACCACGGTCTGAAAGAGGGCGAGTATGTTAACTATTGTTACACGGATGGCAAGTCCTACCGAGGGGAAATGAAGAAGGTCAAAGCCTCGGAGTTCAAGCTGTCAAAGCTCCGCCCGATCATCGAGGTAGGTAAGCAGTTTGGGGAGACCTCAGAGATTGAGGTTCTAGCAGCTGGAAACTGGGAACACCCACAATACGGTAAAATTGACATAACCTCGCAAGACCTTGACGGGTTCGTAAAATCATTCAACGATAAGGTACGGAAGGTTGATATAGCTATAGACCAAGAGCACCAGCCGGAGAAGGGTGCGGCTGGCTGGTTTAAGGAACTGAAGCGGGGAGTAGAGAATGGTGTGGAGAAGATTAAAGCTGTGATAGAATGGACACCGGTAGGGCAGGAGTTAATCAAGGGTGGGATATTCAAATACTTCTCGCCGGAGTTTGACTTCGAGTATGAGGACTTTGAAACTCACGAAATATTTGATAATGTTCTCTTAGGGGGGGCATTAACAAACAGGCCGTACTTCAAATCACTCGCTCCCGTGATGTTATCGGAGAATATGTACGCAGGGTTCAAGATGGCAGGATACAAGTGCGAATGCTTGAAGTGCGGAGTGACCCTAACCACAGAGAAACACTGTAGGGATGTAAAATGCCCTAAATGCGGAGGGGAGATGAGGCGAGCAGAGAGGCCTGGAGCAGGATTTACTGACTTATCAAAAGATTCGAAAGGGGGTGAATTATTGATGACCAAAGAGGAACTCAAGGCTAAACTGGCAGAAGACTCCGAGTTTGCGCTAGAGGACGATGCCTCCGATGAGGAGAAAGCGTCTTTAGAAGAAGCGAAGACCGAACTGGAGAAAGAAGCCAAGGATACCGCCGGAGATGGGGAAGAAGGCGCTGGTGAGGGAGAAGGTGAAGGAGAAGGTGCCGGAGAAGGGGAAGGTGAGGAGGAAGGCGAGGAAGGCGAGGAGGAAACGGTTAAAGCATCGGAAATACTCATCAAGCGTCAGGCCAAGGAAATGAACGAACTGCGCTCGAAGTTCGGAGTTATGGAAAAGAAACTCCGCTTCAAGGAGGTTCGTGAAGACGTCCGAGGATACACATTTTCTGAGAGCAATCCCAATGGCGTAATTCTACCAAAGAGTACTGATTCAGCTGAGGCTCTAATTATGAGCCTAAGCACTAAGCAGACCAAACTCTTCAACGAGTTTGTAGAGTCCCTTCCCAAGATTTCTGCGAAGATTTTCGAGGAGTCGGGGAGCGGGGAAGACGATAAATCCTCAACCTCTGAGAAGCTAGTCCAGATGGCTACCGACCTCGTGAAAGAGGAGGAAGGCCTGAAATTCGGAGAGGCTTTAACGAGAGTGGCTGCGGCCAACCCAGAGCTTGCCAAAGAAAACTGAGGCAAGATTCAATTTACCTTTAATAGTTTATGAAAGGGGGTGTATTTTATGTCTCAAGCTATTCCTGATGGCTTAATCACACTCAGGGCAGACTCTGATTGTAGAACCGCCGGCCAGTTCTATCTGGTCGTTACCGGTGATGCTAACGGAGATTTTGCCTTGGCTGGGGCGGGAGCGAAAACCGTCCATCCGATTGGGGTGTTACAGAACAAGCCGAACCTAGACGAATTTGGCACCATTGCGACTCGTGGCTCTTCAAAGGTTATTATGGCCGAAAACTGTTCTCGTGGTGACATCATTGTAGGAGCAGATGCCGCTGACGGGACGGGCGAGGTCGGAGATGCTGACGGCGAGTTCGGTGTAGGTATTGCTCTGGAGGCAAATACCGTGGGAGCGGGCGGAATCATTGAGGTTCTGTTACTTCCGGGTACTGCGCACCGCCAGTAAGATTGATTTAACGGATTATTGAAAGGGGGTGTAATATATGAATCCAACACGTAGAGATTACCATCAAGATGCGGTATTAACCGCTGTGTCAATCAAGTACGCTAACGGTGATTCGATTTGTGATACCGTTTTCCCAAGGGTTAAGGTGGCTAAAGAAAGCGACAAGTACTACAAGTATGTTCGCAACTTCCGACTCCCCAAGGCTCTTAGGGCAATCGGTTCGGAATCCAATGCGATTGACTACAATCTAGAAACGGATTCCTATTTCTGTGAGGAATACGCCCTTCACGGGGACGTACACGACAGAGAAAGGAAGAACGCCGATGTACCACTAAAGCCGGATATAGACTGCACGGAGAATGTTGTTGACGCTCTTACCCTTCTAAGGGAAAAGAGGGTCGCCGACATTGCCTTCAATGCGGCTGTGGTTCTCAATAACACGACTTTGGCTGGGGTTAACCAGTGGAGCGACTACGCAGGGTCAGACCCGCTAGGAGATATTGCGGCGGGTATTTACTCTGCTAAGGCAGCTTCCGGTAAGAAACCCAACCTAGTTGTAATGGGAGAGGAGGTTATGATTCAGCTGGAGCAGCACCCAGACATTCTAGAGCGAATTAAGTTCACTCAGAAGGGTGTGATTACTGCCGACCTGCTTTCTTCGTTACTTCCAGGTGCGCCGAGGGTTGTGGTTGGTGACCTGATGTACGATGACTCGCAAGAGGGCGATAGTGAAGACCTTGGTTACATCTGGGGCAAGAAGGTTCTTATTGCCTACGCTGAGGCCAGTCCCGGAATCAAGAAAATCTCCTTTGGTTACCAGTTCTACCACCAAGACCGAGAGACGGCCAAGTGGAGGGAGGATAGACTGAAGGGAGACCGGATTGAGGTGACCGAGGTTGCCGATGAGCACACGGTTGCTGCGGCTTGTGCGTACCTTATTGTAGACGCCGTAGCGTAACTGATAACGGGGTAGGGGGCGGTAACCAATCCGCATTAAATATCCTAATCCGAAAAAGGTGTTGACCCTTGAAAGGAGGTGAAAAGCAACAATGATTATCAAGAATAAGTATGCTCAGTTTATTGGTTATTTGTTCTCAGGTATGGGGGGGATGGTGGTTCAGAAGTTTACCGCCCCCGATGCCGATGCTGCGGATGTAGTTTTGGGAGCGACTGCTTTAACAGACGCCGCCCAGACAATAACTACAGGCATTACCCAACCAGACTTCCCCCGTGGTTTAAGTATCCAGGGGAACGCCGGAGGTAACGCCGGAGATGTAGTTATTACTGGACAGAACATCCGGGGTAAGGTTATCACTGAAACTATCGCTTTGAACGGAGCAAGCGAGGTTCAAGGTAGCAAGGCGTTTGCGCTGGTAACCTCGATTCTAGTACCTGCGGAAACCCACGCAGGGACGGATACCGTCTCGGTGGGAATCAATGATAAACTGGGACTACAGTCAATTCCTGCTGTAACCGCTTGTGTTGCTGCCTATCAGGACAACACGCTGGAAGGAACTTTGCCCACGGTTACAACCCATGCAACGGACATCGAGTCCTGCACCGCAGACCCGAACACGGCTTGCGATGCATCGAAGGATTTCTTGCTCATTTACCCGACAAGGGAAAGAGCAACGACCAAGGGAGTTACATCTTAAATTAGTTGTGCCAAGCAGTCGCCTCTGATTTGCGGGCACGTAAAATATGAAACAAATTAAGGAGGTGAATTAAATATGAGCTTAACTAAGAGCAGAGGTGCAAGAGAGTATTCGAAATTCCGTGAGACACGGCACGGCAGGACGTCTGTTGCTGTTACGAACGAGGACGAGGCAACCATAGAGACCCTGAATGTATTATCTAGCGGGGATACGCAGATTGTTCCAGCTCCCGGCGAGACGGGGAATCTTACCGTTAAGGGGTTCCATTTTAGTAATAGGGACTCATCTGCAATTACGGTTTGCCTAAAGGCGGGGACGGGCGGGAAGGAGCTATTTAGCACTTACCTCGCCGCCAATGGTGGGAGCTTCGATAAGAACCTAGTAGGCCGGTACTGGAGGCTACCTCTCAACAAGAATTTGGTAGTAAGCCTAAGTGCTAGTGGCGATGTTCTCGTTACGGTCGAGTACGAAACGACTGGTGAGCCAGCGCAGGAGGCGGTAACGCTGACTGAGACTCTAGCACTCGCCGAGGAAATTGCAAACATTGATGTATCTAAGGCGATAGTGGATTCAATGCCTATAGCTGAGAGTTTAGGCAACTTAATAACTCTCGGTTTGTCAGACGAACTAGGGATTGCTGACGAGGAAGTTATTATGACAGGCGACAGGAGCAAGGCATTAGATGATACGATAGGTATTACAGAGTCGCTGGCGAATGTAACAACACTGAGTCTAAGCGATTCGATAACATTTGCTGAAGGTCTCGCTATAGAGTACACGCCTGGTTAGGAGGTGATAATCTATGATCAAACTGACTAAGCAGATAGACGGCGAGAGTGTAGAGTTGAACCTTATATCTTTGAAGGGCAAGACCTGCATTACTGCTGAGGACTACGATGGAATTAAGGAGAAGCACGGAACTACGAAGAAGGCTTTGAAAGACGCTGGAATTGAGGTACTATCTGAGTAACTAATAGGAGCACCCACACCGAGAGCACCTTTATAGGCTTTCGAGAGGGGGTGATAATTAATGTTTGAGAAACAATCAATTTCGGGACACTTGCGAGCAGAGCTTCTTGGAAAGGACGGCCAGCTGAAGCAGCTTCGTGAAATCGACAACGTCTTCACTGATGTTGGAGATGACCACGTAGCTGACCAGATGGAGTCTTCTCCTGAAGAGGCG